CCCATTTCGGAAGCGTTGTGCTCGTCACCCGTGATGACTTTGTAAATCGGGTCAATGATAATGGCATCGAAGTGCTGATCACGTACACGGCGGATGAGCTTCGGTACAAGCTGATCAAGCGGGACAGCGTGACCTCTGAGATTCCATACCACGATGTTATTTGCATTTTTCACGGGCAGTCCGAGTGCATCGTATATCTTGAGGAATCTGTTGATTGCACTTGCTGGGTCAATTTCAAGATTCACGTAGAGAACCCTGCCTTTCTTGCAGGGAAAGCCGAGCCAGGGTTTTCCTTCGGCGATAGCGATGCAAAGCTCCATGAGCAGGAACGACTTACCGGCTTTGGACGAACCGGAGATCAGCATTTTATGACCTCTGCGGAGAATTCCTTTGATGAGTTCCTCCGGCAGCTCCGGCGGATTATCTTTGAACGTGTCGAGCGATACCATTTCCGGTAGCTCGTCCGATACGCCTTCCACGAAATCCATCCAATCCACCCAGCTTTTTCTACCGATATTGGTTGCAACAAGGTACTGGCGGTTGCCGTTCCGCGTCACACCGGGCATACGAGAAAGACGGGACGGATTTCGATTCTGCTTATCAATAGACACACCGTTTTTTCCGAGAAAGTCATAAAGGAACTCCACGCGCTTTCTGTATTCCTCATAATTCTCTGCATCTACCCGGACAATTGCGTGGAGGCTTTTGCCGCCGCTGTGAACGAGTGCCGCGATTGGCAGTTCCAGCTTGCGAAAAACGATGTCCTGCTCCGCAATCGGCAGAGTATCAGATTCCACTAACGCATAGCTGAATTTCGTGATGTTCTCGTTCTTTACGCCGTCACCGTCAAGGGGATTAAAACGAATCCACGCGCCGACCTCCGGTTTCCAGTCACCGACCGTTGCACCGATATCGTCGGAATGCTTTCTGAGCGATGCAATAAGTTCACCGGCGGTGCGATCATAAACACCCTTGCTTGGCAGCCATTTGCCTTCTGAATCCTGCCATACATCACCTGTGACATAGCCGACCCGGTCGTTTTCGTCAAAAAGCAGTTCCAGATAGGTGATGAGATCTTGAACGGGATTCCAGGAGTCGGGCGGTGCAAAACCATTGAAACCGTCCTGCCCATCGTATTCGATGGTATCGTCCCAGTTCATACAGGCATCTTCTCCGCAGAAGGGCGTCCAACCACGCTCCTTTGCCATCTGAACAATCGTGCCGCCTTTGACAGGATTTCCGTTTCCGCGAAAGCTGTTCCATTTCTTTTCGCATTCGCCGGGATGATAGCGGATATCGTTTCGGCTCCAGTCATCCCAGATGGAACAGGGATAACCTTCTTCTTTGAGTGCCATGCCAACTGCGATCCAGTCGGCACGGCTGAGATTTGAAACATCAATGGCTTTGAGAGCCGAAAGAATATTGTTGTTTTCCATGAACAGTTGCCTCCTTAAGGTCTGTAAAGTGAAGGAGTAATTCCATGCGGAACTCTCCAGCGGTTTTCAGCAAGACGGGATATCAGAGAACTGGCATCCTCAAACTGCCAGGTGCCGACCTGCCTGAATCCGTAGCGTTCCAGGCAGCGGATCTGCTTTGGTGTAGCAAGACCGATTTCCTGACGGCGTTGAAGCCTGTCAATGAGGAGAGACGCAAGTCCGGCATTCGATACGCTGTCGGCGAAGATGCCCCTGCGTTCCAGAAATGCCATCTGCTTTTCGGACGGCGGTGCCATTTCCCATGCGAAGGTCGGAACATAATTAGTAAGGTCTTCGGCGGCAATCGAAAGCGCATACTGTAGCGGATCAACCAGCTTGCGTTTCTTTCCACGCATTTCTTCGAGCTGCTTGGCAAGAGCCGCCTCTCGTTCAGCGAGGATATCCCGCTCCGCCTGTTCCTCGGCTTCTATCAGATCCACGCCGTCCTCGTCGGACTTCATTTTCTCATCAATCATCCGTGCGATTTTCTCATCCTTACTGATAAGAGCGGACGGTCTGCACAGATTGTGACGTGCTGTCATCCAAAGAAAATCCAGAAGCAGCAGATTTTCCTTGCCGGGAGAGAGCCGCATTCCGCGTCCCACCATTTGCTGATACAGAGAACGGATTTTTGTGGGACGAAGGATTACGATGCAGTCAACCGACGGGCAGTCCCAGCCTTCCGTAAGCAGCATTGAGTTGCAAAGTACATCATATCTGCCGTTTTCAAAATCCGAGAGGACTTCGGCGCGGTCTTCCGAGTTGCCGTTGACTTCTGCAGCGGAAAATCCGATGTCGTTCAGCATACGGCAGAACTTTTGTGACGTGGCGATCAGCGGCAGGAACACGACCGTTTTTCTGCCCTGACAGTAGGTCTTCATTTCCTGTGCGATCTGCTGGAGATAAGGCTCCAAAGCACAGCCGATTTCACCGGCGGCAAAGTCACCGCTTGACAGTCCGACATTTCCGATGTCAAGCTCCAGCGGGATCATCTGTGCCTTGATTGGGCAGAGATAGCCGTCACGGATTGCTTCGGTCATGCTGTACTCGTAAGCCTTGGAATCAAAGAACTCTCCGAGATTCTTCATGTCGCCTCTGTCGGGCGTAGCCGTAACGCCGAGAATATTGGCGTCCGGGAAATGATCGAGTACGCGCTGATAACTGTCGGAGAGGCAATGATGTGCCTCATCCACGATGATGTCCTGAAAATAATCGTTCGGGAACCGGGCGAGTCTCTTTTCCTGTGCAAGCGACTGCACAGAGCCGACCGTCACCGGAAGAAAACTGCCAAGGCTGGTGGAATCTGCTTTTTCGAGTACGGATTCCAATCCCGATGCTGATCTCAGCTTATCCGCCGCCTGGTCGAGCAGTTCCCCACGATGTGCCATGATCAGCACCCGATGTCCCTTGTTTACCTGATTTTCCGTGACCGAAGAAAACACGACGGTTTTGCCGCAGCCTGTCGGCAGGACGAGGAGCGTCTTGCGATACCCCTCGTCCCAGGCGGCAAGGATCGCCTGTTTTGCTTCAGCCTGATAAGGTCGAAGCTGAAACATACGGCACCTCCTTAATTGAACGGCAGATCATCGTCATCCGTGATTTCGACCCAGCCTTCCGATACCGGGAAATTCTTCTCGTCATAGTCGTAGAAGCGGTCAACATCGTTTGCCTGACGCTCGTTGCCGTCCCTGTCGGTATAGGTGCGGGGCTTGAAATGAGCACGGCCGCGACTGCCGACAACACGATTCCAGTCCATGACGAGTCTCTCGCCGTGCTTTTTCTGTCCGATGCAACGGAAGAAAGCGGAGATGCGCCATTCCAGGATGCGGTTCAGAATGAGATCGGTACGGATACTGGCAATGCCGTCATCGGTTCTGACCTGCAAAGTCAGGGATGCCTTATTGCAGGGAGCCATTTTGGCCGAGCCGGGGAAACGCCCACGCTCGAAATCAGTCACGGTGAAGTTGTAGTCGCCTTCCGGCAGGATAATAAATTCCTGACCGTCGTTTTCGATGGCATCATCCCAGTCCATCCCCGCATTAACATTGTTGTTGTAATAATCAGCCATGATATAATTCCTCCGTTTTTAGTTCAGGACCGTTCGGTCCGCATTGATGAGATTCAGAATCTGCGGCCAGTATTTGATGACCCAGCCGGAGATGAATTTTTCGTGATAGGAGTCGATGGGCGCATCCTTCTCGTAATGCCCCTTGGATGCCACGACATTCCGGACTTCTTCCTCCGTAACATTAGCTTTCGCCATCATGGAGCGCAGACGCTCGATGGGTGTTTCACCGCCGGTGACGGGATCGGTTTCCGTCTTGAAGAGATGGGCGATATTCTTGAAGTCCAGATCCATTTCCGCAGGCAGCGAATGGCGGTTCTTGGCATCCCAGCACGGATGATGCGAGGTATAGATGATGCGCTTGCCACCCTGTGCCTTCTTTGCGTTGGTCTCAGTCGTTACGACGAAAGTCTTGTAATTGAGAAACAGGAGCATATCGCACCATTCTTTCAGAAGCGGAGCGACCTGCTTCGACAGCTTCATTTCCCAGCGGTCGTAAGCACCCTGTTCATCGGGCTGCTCGAACTTTCTCATCTTGGCGTGAGCGGTAATGACCACGTTTTTGCCGGATTCGATCACCGCATCCAGCGCCGAAAACAGCCGACTGAATTCCTCGGCGAGATAGGTATAGCCCTTGCCGTAACCGAAGCTTTCAATGGAGTTCTGCTTATATTTCTGGCACACGTGGGTGACGCAGAGCACCTCCGCCCAGTCCGCTGTATCCAGCACAAGCGTTTTACATACATCCGGGTCATCGGCAACCTCGTTCACGATGGCGATCAGTTCCTCCCAGGACTGCGGTCTGTCGATGCGGCGCACATCCATGTGAGCAGTACCGCCCTCGGTATCAATGAAAAGCGGTTCGGGGAATGCGGCAGCAAAAGTCGTCTTGCCGATGCCCTCGCTTCCGTATGCGACCACCTTCAAGGTGCGGTCGATTTTCCCTTTGGTGATGTTTAACATCGATAAATAGCCTCCTTATCTGAGTGAGCAGGAGTAGTCCTCGACTACGGCGCAGCCGGGTACCTTCGTTCCTGCGTTGATGAGTTTCTTGACCTCGGTCTTTGCGACTTCCGGCGCCGGGATACGGAAACAGTCGAGGTGTTTGTTGCGCTTGAGCCAGCGGACAGCCTTTGCCGCATCCGACACATCCACATGGGAGGTCTTGCGGTAAGAGAAGGTCGCTACGCCAAGGTCGGTCTTTTCGCCGGCGCATTCGCGGTCGAGCACCTTCATCAGGCGTTCTTCCTTTTTGGCAAGTCTGTCGCGACGTGCCTTAAGGCGCTGTTCTTCGGTCTTGACGGCGGCCGCCTCGGAGCGGATGTTCAGAACGAGTTTTGCGAGATATTCGAGGATGGATTTCTTCTCCATCTGAAGCGACTGAATCTGCGTGAACAGTTCATCCGCATCGCCGAGGATTTCCCCGGTCTCCTCGTCAAACTCGATGGCATCCGTAAGGCGGAGGATTTCCGCATTGATCTCATACAGTTTCACGGGCTGCCTCCTTTCCAATCTCCCTGATCTCCAGTTCCTGAACGGTGTCGCCGGGAACGATGACCGTGAGCTTGGTTTTGTCACCGAAGAGGAATCGAAGGAGCTTCTCCCTTACCGAAACCTTGCGGACGGCAGCGATACCGTCATTCTTCGGCTTCTTGCTGACGCTGATCTGTAATGTGTGCTTCATGGCACTTACCTCACTTTCCGGAAGGGATATTGTTTTGTCCTTCCGTTGTTAAACAGAAAAGGGACACCGAAATTGAGGGTGTCCCTTGAGAAAAATCAGAGAAGTTTTTTCAGCTTCTTCTGAGCCGACTCGATGGACTCCTTGACGCTGTTGAACGCAGCCTTTTCGGAACGGGCAATCTCCGCGATGCTCATGCCGCCCTCGAACAGTTCAAACCTGCGCCTCTGCACGGGTGTGAGCTGCGAGAGCATGGCCTTACGCTGCTTGGCGGATTCTTTCCGCATAAGTGCCTTTTCCGGGTTGTCATCAGCGGAGAAGTAGTCCTTGTCCTCGTAGGTCATGTCATCGAGAGAGAATGCCGTGTGGTAGCGATGGCGCTCGTTGTTGGCGTGTTCCTCACGCCTGGAATCCAAGATGACGGTACCGATCTCGTCTGAGACCTCGACCTCCGTCACCTCGCCGGTAGCGAATTTGTACTTGATAATCATTAGAAAACCTCCATTCGTGTGGGAATGGAGGCTCTCTGAACAGCGAAAAATGGCAATAGTAACCTAACCGCAGTCCAAATGGAGTGATCTCCATTCCGATTGCAGCTCTCTTGCTCATCAGATCGCTGTGCTGATATTTACTTGTCCACTATAAGGCGTGAGCCATCATTGATCAGGTGATGCACCTTTATAGCAGGTTCCCCCGAAGGGGATGGGCAGGCGTATTGGGTAATGCGTCACTGCCCATCAGGATTAGGCTTATTTCTTCTTGCTCGGTCTGGTCTGTGCCAGAGCACTGCCTGCAACAGACTTTGACTTGTCGCTGTAGCGACCGTCTTTGAGAATCTGACTTGCCTTGGTAGCGACTGCCTTGGAAGTCTGCTTCTTGTTTCTTGCCATGCCGTTCACCTCCTTGAAAAGTTAGTTGGAGTGGATTTATGAGGGTTTACAAACCAAAACACCTGAAGGGGATTGATTTTTACACATTTTCGTGATATAATAAAAAGGTGTAATCTGCCATCGGTGTATCTTGGCGGCACTCCTAGATCG